GGGGGGGGTCCACTAGTATTATAATAAAAGGAGATGCCCATAAGACACCCCTCGGATCGAATAAGTACCTGAATATCTATGCTTTTGGAAACGGTTATTTCTCGTTAATTCCATTAAATCAGATCTATAGTTTCGATCTGACTGATCTTATCAGCTCATATGATGAGTCAGTAATAATAAAAATCCCTAATTCTTACTTCTCTGATATAGTTTTCCCTGGTACTGAGTATCCAGAGGCATATCAACAAGCAGAATCATATAACTCTAGTAAACTCAATTTCCTTCCGTTACATATACAACTGAGACTTCAGCCCACTAGATTATCACCCCCACTTGAGGACTCTCTTTCATCGGTAGTCGATTGGGTAAATAGTGCAGGAAGTATCAGTTCAGAAGGAACTTTAGTAGGTAAGATTAATGTAATAAGTGCCTTAATAGTACCAGACGTCTCTGCTGATGGTGCATTCTGTACTCCTACTTCGAGGTCTATCTCAGTTGAGGTAGCATACAGGATTAATTAGATACAGTTACCTACATTTCATTAAAGAGTAGATTTAAACTAGATAATATTATGAATAGTACTACCTATCCTGAAACTCCATCTAATGAGAAGATCCTCCAAGTTACTGCAAAACTACTAGGGTATAAACGAATGCCTGCAGATATTAGGACATTCGTGACCGACCCTTATTATCTAGGATTGAAGATAGGAGTTAAAGGAGGGTTATTCACTAGATGGATGGAGATTCTAGAGGATGTATTTCCCACTCCAATTCATACTAGGTATCCATATCTAGTATTCTCAGGAGCTATCGGTATAGGTAAATCATTCGTCAGTTTGATCATAGCAAAGTACATGCTACATAGACTAGACTGTCTGGATGATATGTATGCATCATTAGGTATTGCAAAGAATAAGGAAGTCTACTTTGACTTTGTGCATACTAATACTACGAATGCATATAATACCTTCCTATATCCTATGAGACCTGAGAACCAGACCTCACCTTATTTTAATAACTTATACTCCAATCATCCTATCAAGTGGATAATTGATGGTGAGCAGTCAAATAATACTATAGGTAAGGATGTCATCTTCTACTGTTTCTCTGAGGCTAACTTTGCTAAGAATAAAGAGAAGATGAGACTTAAGATCAATGATGGATTTACTCGTCTTAAGTCACGTTTTGCATCAGTACTTCCATACTGGGGAATGATTATTATAGATACATCAGCCAGAGATGATACATCATTAGCTGATGACTTCATACAGAATAACTACTTAGGATCACAGGTTAAGGTAGTACGAGATTCTCAATGGGAATTTAAGAAATGTATACCTGGACAATACTTTAATCATGGATCGTTCTGGGTTTATGCAGGGGATGCTGTTAATGCTCCATTCATTATAACTGATCGAGATAAGCAGATCACTGATAGAATGGATCCAGATAGGATTATTGAAGTCCCCAATGAAGTAAAGTCTGATTTTCAGACTGACATTATAAAGGCATTGCAGGACTTAGCTGGTATCTCTACTAGATCCACAAATAAGTATCTTGAGGATCCTACTAACTTTATGAAGTGCATCAAATTCCCTGCACTGAATAAAGATGTGATTCAGGTGGAGTTTAATGATATAGGAGATAAGATTCTGAATCATCTTCAGGATGCTATCTTCAGAATTCCTAGAGATAGGACTATCTTCATCCACCTTGACTTAGGCATCACTAGTGACTACACTGGAATGGCTGTAGGGTACTTTGATCGTTGGGTTGAGTATGATGGTAAAGAAGTGAAGCAACCTGTATTCACTATACCAGTTGCAGTGGCTATTTCTAGGTATAAAGGACAACAAACCTCTATCCTCCATATCTATAACTTTATTATGGATTTGAGGAAGATGGGTTATCAAATAGGGTATGTAACATTCGATACCTATCAGTCAAGACAATTGGAGCAGGACTTGGAACGTGAGAATATTCCAGTTAAGTTCCAGTCAGTTGATAAAACCGATACAGCCCACAATTACTTCAAGAATATGGTATCTCGACTTCTAGTTGAACTCCCTGAGAATCAAAGGATGATCAATGAGTTCCTAGAACTGGAGAGGAGTGGTCATAAATATGATCACCCTAAAGTTAGTATGTATGGAGGTCCGGGTCATAAGGATATCTCAGATGCTGTAGTTGGAGTAGTGCATAGTATCTACACTAACTTGGAAGAAGCTGTATTGGGATCAGCTAAATACATGACTGAAAAACAGATAAAGGCGTTAGACGCAGTATCTAATAGTACTAACGATAAGAGTGCTGCGTTCCAGAATATGCTGGAACATATGTTCTAGTAAACTGTAAACTTAGTATATAATAATATGGCAGAAGAAAGTCGCGAGAGAGGATCACTCTCCAAGCTATTTGCCGCATCGATGGGAGGGTTTGGTCGAGCTCAGTTGAAAACTAATATCATGACTGGATCCAGATACCGTATGATCGGTGGCAATACTATCTTCGAGGATGACGAAGGGAATAGAAATAGTCCCTCAGTAGGTAATGCACTTACTAATAGACTACTTTCTACCTACTACTCCAAGATGAAGGAGATTAGGTCGTACGAACTGAATGAACTCTCAGAAACTATTATTTCTGTGATACGAGATTACATGATTAACTTCATGACTAAATCTGGTGATATCATCACTATTAAGGATGATACTACTAGATCGAGAAAAGTCAATGATGTATTGATCAATGATCTTAATATACAAGAGTTTATACGTTCACATCTCAATGAGGTTATTTTCTATGGAGCTTACCACTCTATGCTTAGTTCAGAGAGAGATGAGACTGGACATAGAAGATTCTCATTAACTAATATGTACGACCCACTTGAGGTGGTGACTAAGTATACTGAGAATGAGGATCCATCCTATATAGTGAAAGGATCGAATCAAGTAGTGTACGAAGTTCCCTATACTCAACTTATAAAGATAGGTGACAATAATCTGAGATTGATTGATGACCTATCGGATGAGAGACCTGATGGAAAGAAGAATATTCCTGAATCTCCATCTAAATCTCAGAAGTGCAATAGAGATCATATAATATCTGAAGTATCATACTCGGCATCTAAACCGATGTATTATACCATCACTCATAAAGTGAAGGAATACCTACTGAAAGATACTATAATCTCACTTTTATCAATAAAGGATCTCATACAGCCAATACTGATGATGATTCACGTTGATAAAGGGACTCCTATTGAGACAGCAAATGAGATCAGTAAGAGAGCTGAGAACTTGATAAATAAGTATACTGACTTATCGCAGATCTTGTCAGCCCAATTTTCAATCACTGATCTTATAGAATCACTACTGAACAATATTAGAGTACTACCTGACTACTCAGATAGTTTGACTAATATGAATACTGTAGATATCAGTAAAGTCACTAACAAGATTCAAGAGATCCGTATGGAGCTTGATAGCGTTCGTGAAACTGTACTGAATGCTATGGGTATTCCTCTTGACTTGTTCTCAGGCAGGGTTACTAAATGGGAGGCATTGAAGACATCAGAAAGATTGAACTCTAAGATAAACTCTTATGTCATGATGATTAAGAAGAGTGTCTCAGAGGTAGCTAGAGTAATCTATCGCAATCTTTATGACGAGGATCTTGATGTGAAAGATATAGAAGTCCATATGTTCACTAGGACTACTGTAGAGTACAACAATATGTTGAACAATGCAGAGTCTATATCTAATGTATTCCAGCAGTTAAATATCATAGTTGATATAGCTATGAGGACTGCTGAGACTGCAGGTGAGATGTTTGATAAGACAAAGTACTTTGAGTATGTATCATCAATGCTTCGAAATGTTGATCCTAATATCAGTGAGTTTATTACTGATGAGAGACTTGAGTCATTCTCAAGAAATCAGGAGGAGAAACAGAAGTTGACTGATGTAGCTCAAGTGACAGTATTGAAGCAACAAGCAGGATTAGGTCCTGATGATGATATACCTTTAGATTAATAGTAGAACTTAATAAACCTGATCGGCTGGTGGAGGGATAGAGGATAGTAATCGTGAGCCTCGTTGTTTCAAGTTTAGTTTTACTAAAAGAAAGGAGGTGTTAGGTCTCACGATGGGACTTTTCACCGATTTGGGACTAAATAATATAGTTGGATATATAGCATCCTTCGTCCGTAGGGCGTCACTATATGTTCAAGTGATTTACTGACTGGGACTAGAGTTAATCTAGTTTCAGTTAGTAAGTCATGATCTGATAATAATAGAATACTAAATATGCGTGTATTAGTAAAATTGTTCAATTGTGATCAGACGGCTACGGACGGGTCGAGGATTCCTAGATCTGTAGTAGAAGCCTATCTCAATTCTCCTAAATATAAGGAGTCTATTGAGAAGGGGATGGTCAATGGAGGGATCACTCATGAGAACCGAGTACTACCAGAGGAGTCCGGATTAAAAGGTACGATTGGTAGGGACGACAATATGCTAAGATGCGATAATATCACTCACGTAGTTGAGAGTATTTATCTCGATGGAGATGATGTTATGGCAGTAGCTAGGATCCTGGATGAGTCCAGTATGGATGCAGGGTCAGCTGAGAAGATTAAGAAGTTAAAAGGTCTCATTGGTAATGGAGTACTTCTACCTATCTCAGCAGTTATATCTGCATACTGGAGTGCTAATGAGATAGCAGAGGAGTTAGTTGCAATAAAGGGCATGGATTTTACCATGAATCCGAGTTTTTCAGGTGCTGGAGTCCTGAAGGTAGTTGAGGAATAAAGAACTCGCTCATTCCGTAGGCGAGTTATTTGGGTATTACATAGGTAAGTGCTAGAGAAGTAGCTAGCTTTAGCACTTACCATTTTATGAAACTCAAGTATCCTTCGGGATGATATATATATAGTAATACCACAAATGTAGTTATTAGCGATGAATGCGGAAGTTAATAATTATGACAATCAAGAATTAAATAGAAATTTACCAGTACTGTATACAATTCCTAGATGGCAATTGAAAGTTCAACCTTATGGCAGTATACAGAGTGCTATTCACTATATCCCTGAGATAGATAAATGGGTTAGTTGTAAGTCGTTAGGTAGTACTTTGAAGAGACTGGGTATCGATCATCAATCATGGTTTGATAGGTGGTATTTAGGCATAACTGTACCATCAGACAGACCTAGATGTAAAGCAGGATGTGGACGACCTAGAAGATTCCGTAGCTTATTCGCTGGATACAGCACAATGTGCGCTGAAGCCAGTACTCCTAACGAGGATGGTACGACTTGTTATCATAAGGTATTCTCAGATGCTCAGTATTTAGTGGATAGAAGGGCAGAAGAGTATAGAGCTAAATTATCAGATAGTATAACTAAAGCTCATGCTGATCCCATCATAAAGGCTAAATATGATGAAGGGAATAAGAGAAAAGGTCCTAAAATGTCGATCATCAGTAAGGAGTCTCAGAATAGACCTGAGGTCAAGTTGATTCGATCTATTAGAATTAGGGAAGCCCATGCTGATCCGAATAAATTTGTTAATGGGAATATAGGATTAGGAGGTCATAGACGAGGTAAGAGATCCAGTACTATATCGGTATATACCAATACTGAATTAAGATTTGATTCAGAGTTCGAGAGAAGGTTCTATGATATCTGCACTAAGGACCCTACTATACATAGGTTAATAAGACCTAATTGTAGGATTAAGTACTATATTCCAGGAGATGAAATTCTCCACACTTATAATCCTGATTTCTTAATATTTAGAGTTGATTCTGAAATTCCTGAGTTAGTAGAAGTAAAACCTGAGTATTTCATGGAGGATGATATCGTAGTAGCCAAACGCAATTCAGCCACTGAATACTGCAAGAAGAATCACCTCATCCATTATACAGTTACTGAGAAGTTCTTGAATAGTCATAATGACCTAGATAAACATTATCATGTTACTGAGGATGACTGGATCTAGTCCAGAAAAGCTCCTCGTTAAATAAAATAGTATGAAGACAGATAGAATTCTTGAAGAGAGAAAATTCTCTAAGGTAGGAGGTAAACTCTGTACTCTTAAGACGAAGATCTTTTCAAGTGATAGTCAAGTGAAGAGTTTGCCAGAGGATGAGATCCCTCAAGTAAAAGAATATAGTACTGGAGAGACTAAGGTATTCTCGGAAACTAAAGAAACTCCTAAAGAGAAGACTTACTCTGTAACCACCATCAGAGAGAGACTTAGGTATGCTAAGTACTCTATGCGCCAGAGATTTCGTAGACTTTTAATTGATTATAAAAAATTTTACGAAATGCAAGGTAGTCGTCTCAGTGATGAGGATTTCAAGATCCTGAGAGGATTGTTTATTTCTGATATTATGAATATCATGAATACTATTACTCCGGAGGTGCTGAAAGGGAAGCAGGTGAATACTTTATTGGGAACTTCTGCATTCGGTAAGGAGTTAAGAGTTGCAGCTACTAAACTTCAACTACCCTATAGGCTCGCTATGAAGGAAGAGGAGAGAGTTGGAGCTCCTTCTAAGAAACGTTATCAAGATATTCAGAAAGCTTATAATGAATTCGTACGAGCACTACTGAATTATGTATTCCCTAATAAAGAGAATCCTATAGGTCTTACTGAAGCTATGGGCACTGCTCAGGCT